ATGCTGGAACAAATGGGCATTGCCGCGAAGCAAGCCTCGTATAAATTAGCGCAACTCTCCAGCCGCGAAAAAAATCGCGTGCTGGAAAAAATCGCCGATGAACTGGAAGCACAAAGCGAAATCATCCTCAACGCTAACGCCCAGGATGTTGCTGACGCGCGAGCCAATGGCCTTAGCGAAGCGATGCTTGACCGTCTGGCACTGACGCCCGCACGGCTGAAAGGCATTGCCGACGATGTACGTCAGGTGTGCAACCTCGCCGATCCGGTGGGGCAGGTAATCGATGGCGGCGTACTGGACAGCGGCCTGCGTCTTGAGCGTCGTCGCGTACCGCTGGGGGTTATTGGCGTGATTTATGAAGCGCGCCCGAACGTGACGGTTGATGTCGCTTCGCTGTGCCTGAAAACCGGTAATGCGGTGATCCTGCGCGGTGGCAAAGAAACGTGTCGCACTAACGCTGCAACGGTGGCGGTGATTCAGGACGCCCTGAAATCCTGCGGCTTACCGGCGGGTGCCGTGCAGGCGATTGATAATCCTGACCGTGCGCTGGTCAGTGAAATGCTGCGTATGGATAAATACATCGACATGCTGATCCCGCGTGGTGGCGCTGGTTTGCATAAACTGTGCCGCGAACAGTCGACGATCCCGGTGATCACAGGTGGTATAGGCGTATGCCATATTTATGTTGATGAAAGTGTAGAGATTGCTGAAGCATTAAAAGTGATCGTCAACGCGAAAACTCAGCGTCCGAGCACATGTAATACGGTAGAAACGTTGCTGGTGAATAAAAACATCGCCGATAGCTTCCTGCCCGCATTAAGCAAACAAATGGAGGAAAGCGGCGTGGCATTACACGCAGATGCAGCTGCGCTGGCGCAGTTGCAGACAGGCCCCGCGAAGGTGGTGGCTGTTAAAGCGGAAGAGTATGACGATGAGTTTCTGTCATTAGATTTGAACGTCAAAATCGTCAGTGATCTTGACGATGCCATCGCCCATATTCGTGAACACGGCACACAACACTCCGATGCGATCCTGACCCGCGATATGCGCAACGCCCAGCGTTTTGTTAACGAAGTGGATTCGTCCGCTGTTTACGTTAACGCCTCTACGCGTTTTACCGACGGCGGCCAGTTTGGACTGGGTGCGGAAGTGGCGGTAAGCACACAAAAACTCCACGCGCGTGGCCCAATGGGGCTGGAAGCACTGACCACTTACAAGTGGATCGGCATTGGTGATTACACCATTCGTGCGTAAATAAAACCGGGTGATGCAAAAGTAGCCATTTGATTCACAAGGCCATTGACGCATCGCCCGGTTAGTTTTAACCTTGTCCACCGTGATTCACGTTCGTGAACATGTCCTTTCAGGGCCGATATAGCTCAGTTGGTAGAGCAGCGCATTCGTAATGCGAAGGTCGTAGGTTCGACTCCTATTATCGGCACCATTAAAATCAATAAGTTACACATCATTAGTACCTTCCTTATTTTTTGACTGGGACAAATTTGGGACCGATGGGTTCAGGATCGAGTCTATTTGCCGTGCGTGTTCGGTAAGGTGATTAGGTGCAAGGTGAGCATATCGACGAACCATTTCGATAGACTCCCAGCCTCCCATTTCCTGTAACACTGACAACGGGACTCCGGCTTGAACCAGCCAACTTGCCCAGGTGTGTCTCAAGTCGTGAAATCTGAAATCATCAATACCAGCCCGTCTCAGCGCCGCTTTCCAGGCTGTGTTTGCGTCATACCGCATCTTCCTTACTGTTGGCGCTTTCGTTCCGTCTGGTTTGGTACAGCTTTCCTTGTACACAAATACCCAACGGTGATGATTCCCGATTTGTTTTTTCAATACGCGACATGCAGTATCATTCAGCGCAACGCCAATTGCGCGGTTTGATTTACTCTCTTCCGGGTTTATCCATGCCACCCGGCGCTGCATATCTATTTGTTGCCATTCAAGGTTGATGATGTTCGAGCGTCTTAAGCCTGTTGCCAGTGCAAATTCAACAACAGACTTTAATGGCTCCGGACATTCATCAATCAGCCTTTGTGCTTCATGGGGCTCCAGCCAGCGGATCCGTTTATTCTTTGGTTGAGGCACTTTAATAATTGGTGCCTTATCCAGCATTTTCCATTCACGCTCTGCGGCTCTTAGTAGGGCCTTTATAAATGAAAGATGCGTAGCCTTCGTTGCAACGGACGCTGGTTTTGGCGTGTATTCTGGAACAGGTTTCCCTTTTTTTCTGCATGCTTCTGCCCTGAGTTTCCAGTTTTCCTCATGACGCCGGTTTGTCATTTTCTGCATTGCTGAATAAATTTTTGATTCAGTAATGTCTCTTAGTTGCATTCCTGCGAAATGTTGAAGCCAGAATCCGATCCGGCTTTTGTCATCGTCCAGTGATTTTTTATGTGCTTTCTCTTCAAGCCACCTGACACACGCTTCCTCGAACGTTATATCAGGTATTTCACCAAGTTTGCTGACCCGCCATGCTTCAGCCTTTAGCTTGTCATGGAGTTCTGTCGCCTGCCTTTTGTCCTTTGTTCCAAGAGACTGTTTAAATCTTTTACCGTTCGGCAATGTGAAACTGGCGTACCATATTTCACCTCTGCGGAAGAGTGACATTTTCTTTCCTCTGTTATGCCATCACCCGCGCTCACCTGGACAGTATGCAGCGGAGACTGAAGAGCCGCAATGCAGGCTTGTCGTGTTGTGAGGTAAGGAGATTTATTCTTAGTGGGATCTTTGCGTGTTGCCTGAAGACGCCCTGTGCGTATCCAGTTAATGGCAGTCGGTCTGGATATCTTGAGAAAATGACAGGCCTCATCGAGTGTGAGGCTGTATGGCTCCATTATTTCACCTCTTGCTGTGACATTGTTGAAAAATGGATACCAGCTCGTTGCTGCCAGACGATCCAACCGAGAGTCATATCCCATGCCATGTATTCGTTATTGCCGTTTTTTGCTCTCCGACGATCTACTAAGTCACCGAAACGCTTTTCCATGAATAATTCATAAGCTTCGCGTTCATCTGGTTCTACTTCCAGAGATAGGAGTGCGATTTCATAAGCACGGCGCTCAATATCGTCTCGCACGTCAAGGCTGCTGATACGCTCTTTAATTTCTTTAATCAGTTCTTTGTCGGTAAAAGTGGTCATTATGCTCCAGCCTCCGGTGCTTTTGGCATTACTGCCCAGTGAGTGATATTGACGTTTTCAAGGTCCCCGACCTGAAATGTCCACTGCCATTCTCCGGTTTCTTTTTGTCCCCAGGTGTACCAGAGAGAACGCCAGCCAATTAGCCAGCCTTCTCCGTTAGCATCGAATAACAAAACACTTTCATTTGCTGGTGGCAGTTCAGTGGACACTGGTATTACTTTGTTTTCCTGTGCTGCACATTTAGCTTCAAGCGCATCGAATTTACGCACCAGGTATTCAGCATCTGTTTCATTTACTTTCAGATCTCGCGGTACACATCTCCCACGAAGAAACCCTTCCATTTCGAAAACATTCATGCGCATTTGCGTAACTCCGATAACTCGTTAAAGCGTTCCATAAACATCCCGTAGGCATGGCCCGGTGCCAGTGGAATCACGTTGAACATCTCTGTTGCCGGGATACCTTCCAGTACAGGCCAGAAAGAGCCATCATCAAGCCCGAGATCGCGGCGTTCGGTTGCCAGCATGATGAGATCGGCATATTTCACGGGCGTACTCATAACTGGGGGTAACCCGTATTTCTCACGGATTACGGCGTCTATTTTTTCTTCCATTTGTTTATAGTCAGGAAGAAGGCGTTTCAGTGGTGCGGGAATGTCCTGGCAATACGCTTCTGTTGCATCATGCATTAACGCTTCAAAAGCAAATTCCTGCGGCACCAGCTGGCTGCAAAGAACCGCATGTTGGGCGACGCTGTAGAAGTGCGAAAGATGACCGGCAAAGCGACAGATATTTGAAAGGGAAACCGCGATATCGTTAATATCGATGTCGTCTTTATTTATCCTGTCATAATAAAAATGCTTCCCGGAAAAAGTTTTAATAAATGACATTTTGTTCTCCACGTATATGCGCTGCACCGCGCTGAATTCTGGTAAAAAGAATCCCTCACCATCCGGCGATTATTGAGTAAATTACGTTTCCATAAATGCCCCCGCAGGGGCATTTGCAGTAATGAAATCAGGCGGTGAAAGTACCAATAAAGGTTTCTACTTTGCTGTCCTTGAATTTCTCAACAAGCAGATCACGAAATTCGTTAGCCATTTCTTCCTGCACCGCCTCCAGCTGAATAATGCGCAGAACCAGTACAGGACGATCGCCAGTGATAATACTGAGGCGTAATTTAAACGGACGTTCTTTCAGACCTTCAAACGGAACGCATTTAAATTCAAATGCCACTGGCATAATGTCTTTGGTCTTCGCTTCGACAGACTCCATCAGGGAGCGTTTGCCGCTGAAGTCATTATCTTCAAAATCAGCGGTCTGGTTTGCTTCAATCGTGATTTTACGGACAGCCGCAGCCGCTTTTGTTGCCTGAATAGCGTCACCATTAGCATCAAAGCCCACAAGATAGTCTGCCCAGTCTTCAATCCATTCTGCTAGTGACTTCTGGGAGTTACGCTCGCCGTTAATAGACAACAGAGCAGAGAACGGTGCTGTCTTTTTCAGTTTGAGTGTGGCGGTGTTATCTGCGTGACCTGGTTCATCAATAGTACCTAGGTTAAGCACACTGACGGCACGCATATTATCAGCATCGATAAAGCAGCGGGTGCCTTCATCTGCAAGATCTTTAGAATAACGGGTAAAGTCATCGATGCTGGCAGTGGAAAGCGCACCACGGAAACGGAAGCGATTTAAATTAAATTTTTCCAGATCATGAATGCGGAAATTCTCAGGCAATGCCACAGCATCGGCACCAATCTTACTGATAATTTCATTAACACTCTGAGCAGAAATTAGGGCATGGATTTGATTAATTGCGGTTGCGTCTAAGTTCTGAGACATAATAAGTCCTCACTATATAAAGATATTCAGTGATGAGATAAATAATCAGTTAATTAAAAACGATATTAACGACCTGCTGCGCGGAGTCTTCCGTCAGGTTCACCGGCAAGAGTCAGCAACTGTCCCTGGTCTTCCTGCAGAATAGTCAGGCGACCACCGCGATTGACATACATCGGCGTTTCGGTGGTGTCTTCTTCGGAAATTTTCCCGCGGTTAGTCGGGCGAACATATGAGAGTTTGTGTTTGATTTTCACTCGGTTCTCATCAAACGGTTCGATTTCTAGGTTGAGCGAGACCTTACCTTTGGTTTTCGTGTTCATCACACCGGAAGCGACTTCACTGAGAACTGCGCCGATTTTGGTTTCAAATACGCCGCCGTCCAGCTCCCCGATAAATGCCTGCACATCAGTACTGCGTTCGCTAGCCATTTTGCTGCTCCTCATCATATCGACCCTGCAAGGTCGGTTAGTTTCTCCACAAAACAGAGAAGAACACCTGCGGTGACTGCCGCCCGGATGGATTGGGTTATGAGCCCGTCGTCCGGTGATGCTCTTCTCTGTTTTGTAAAAAGGACGGTACCAGCCGGAAGCAAGGGTACAAACTGGTACCGCCAGGACTACACACAGCATAAAGTTGTGGTGCCGGGTGCCTCCCGGTGCCTGGCGAAGGTTGCACACCAGACGGGTGGGTATCCACAGAAGGTCGACTGTCAGCCTCAACCTTAACCCGCGTGCGCTGAGCCGCATTCACCACAACGCTAAGGATTCTCTCTGGTTGAAAATACTTAGCTGTTATGTGCCTGTCTTTTCACCACTTCAGGCTCGGTGGTATCTTGGTGTTTTCATATAGCCAAGAAGGAAATAGTTATGACCAAAGAAGAAAAAATTCTTTATTTATTCCAACTATCGGTTAAGACTCACACTGCATATCAGACTGCTGCCATGACATCAGATAAAAATTACAGTACGTCAGAAAACCCGATAGACGACATAAGCAAGCTTTACGATAAGTTCGAAGCACTACTCGATAAAAAGTTTGCTGAGGCTGGGCTTGAGTGATTGTTGAATAATCGACAAAACCCAACTTAAATTTTCGTCAGTGGGCTCGATGCCATGTGCGGTGAGCTCACTTTTCAAAACTCCAAGCAATTCAGAGCTGATTTTCAATATATCTGCTTGATTTCTAACTATTCCCACTTTTTCCTCCCTTGGTCTACGCGCGGTCATGTTTTACGCCCAAACGACTTCACAGTTATTGTTTAAAATCTGGACTTTCATTTTGTTCTTTAACCTCCAGATTTCCGCGCATCTAAAGGCGCATTCTCATTTGGTGTGAACTGAATAGTTGTGCTGATATTGATTAATGCCCCGACACACAAGACTACGCACTCAGAGCAGATAGCAACTTCATCTTTTCCGCCTTTGGCGATGATTTTTTTTGCCTGCAGCTCGTTTGCGCCACAAAACGAGCATGTGAAATAACGGTTCATTTGCGCTCTCTTACACATAGTATTTAACGAATCATCCGGTCATTCATACGCCACCGGCGGCTACTTCGTGGGCGTCCTGCCTGTTCGTTGTTTTAACACCTTTAAGTTGTAATTTAGTTGTGGTTTTGAATGTTGTCAACAACTTTATGTGGTTTGAACGAGTAGCCAAGGAGTGCAAGGATTATCAAAAAAAGGAGGTTGTATGGAAGACGCGCTTTACGCTTTTAATTACACACAGAACCGGGACAAGTTATTTGCTAACTTGATTAGCATCATTGATGGAATCATTGCAGATGGAGTTGTCCGTGAAGAGGAGGTTCTTTACTTAGATACATGGTTACTTGAAGCAAAGCAGATTATCAATAATGGAGTTATAAAAAGTCTATCAGCACGGGTGTCGGATATTCTTGCGGATGGAATAATCACATCAGAAGAACGTGATGACCTTAAAAATAGCCTTCTCCAAATACAGAGGGAAATTCTTGATATCCCTGAAATTGATTTTTACTCCAAGGATGTAGATGTCCATTTACTTAATGGACTATGTAAAGGATTAATTGCTGATCGGAACTTAACTCAAGAAGAAATAAGATATCTTAATTGGTGGCTTGAGCAAAATGGAGCTTTGAAGAACAACTACCCAGGAAAAAAACTTTATGCACTTGTAAAGGAAATTCTTAAAGATGGTGTTATTACTGAAGATGAGAGTTTAACTCTACATAAGGCATTAGTAGACTTCACAGGATGTGACTTGGAAAGTGGGGTGGTGGATGGTTTGGCGACTAGGCTGCCTATTGATGTAGGGGCTTCGATAGAGTTAGAGGGTAAAACCTATTGTCTTACAGGCACTTTTGTTGCAGGAAAGAGAGCCGTAGTTGAAAATTTGATTAAAAATGCTGGTGGGAACATCAGTAGTGGAATTACTCAAAAGTTGGATTTTTTAGTAATTGGGACGCTTTCCTCCCGTGATTGGAAATTCTCAAGTCACGGAAGGAAGATCGAAAAGGCTATATCTTATAGGGATGATAATGGTGCAAAACTTAAAATTATTTCTGAAGAAATGCTTTTCGATGCATTACCAAGTTCGCGATGACCAGAATACCCTACCTATAACATGAATTCTGGCTCGTCTATCTTCAAAGGTGAGTATTTCATCTGGGTACTCATCTTTGTTGAAGCTTCTAAGAATCAAGCCACCGTCAGGTAAGTTGATAAGTATTTTAACCCTTAGCAATACACCATCTCGTACGGCATAAAGATCGCCATCACGAATAGGAACGGTTTGAGAAATATCAACGGCAACAAGATCTCCATTATTGAGAACCGGTAATAAACTGTTCCCCCATATTTTTACGATCTTGGCATTAGATGCACATACGCCAGATTTTCTCAAATCTGCTCTTCTTAATGGAAACCAGTCAATAGCTGATTCAACTATTTCAGCCAGACATCCGTTACCTGCCGATAACTCGACATCTAAAACAGGAATGTTTACGAAAATATCGGGGTCTAATGCGGTGCTTTCTGCTTCTTTTACAACAAGATCAGGTATGGATGCGTTGTCTTCAATACCAAGTTGTAACCACTTTTGTGATACACCTAAAACTTTTGCAATTTCTTTAATTTTGCGCGGTTGTAGAGTTTCGCCATTCTCTATTTTGGCTACAGATTGTTGTGAAAGTCCAATTTTTTCAGCTAGTTGAGCTTGGCTCATGCCAGCTTTCTCTCTACCTATCTTTAATCGTTCTGCCAGTGTTTTCACAACATATCCCTCTCTTTTTTGATGAGGTTACAACTTTATGTTTTAGCTTTCCAACACCTAAAAGTTGTGATAAAAGTTGTTAATGTTGTATTCTTGCAACTCGTAACAACTTAACTACCTAAAAAGGAGAAAGCTATGACACCTGAGCAATTAGCCTTATCGGAGGCAATCGCTCTGGCTGGTGGTCAATCAGAATTGGCTCGGAAGCTCACAGCCAGCAGCGGTCATTTAGTAAAGCAACAACATGTCTGGAACTGGTTGAACAGAGAAAAGCGTCCCCCTGCAAAGCTCTCGATATTCATTGAAAAGACCACTGGCATATCAAAAGAAAAATTACGTCCAGATATTTTTCAAAAGATTAAAGATTCATCAGATGAAAAGTAACCACAGTTTTAAGGAGATAGCCGTGGGTAAGCATCACTGGAAAGTAGAAAAACAGCCTAAGTGGTACGTGAAAGCTGTCAGAAAAACTATCGCGGCGTTGCCGGGTGGTTACGCTGAAGCTGCTGACTGGCTGGATGTAACAGAGAACGCATTATTTAACCGCCTTCGTGCCGATGGCGATCAGATTTTCCCGCTGGGATGGGCAATGGTTTTACAGCGCGCAGCTGGCACTCACTACATTGCGGATGCTGTCGCACAGTCTGCTGGTGGGGTGTTCGTATCGCTTCCTGAAATTGAGGAAGTAGAGAACGCCGATATAAACCAGCGCCTGCTGGAAGTCATCGAACAGATCGGGAGTTACTCAAAGCAGATTCGTTCGGCAATCGAAGATGGGGTAGTGGAGCCACACGAGCAGACAGCAATTAACGACGAGCTGTATCTCTCAATTTCGAAGCTGCAGGAGCATGCAGCACTGGTCTACAAAATCTTTTGCATTTCAGAAAGTAATGACGCCCGCGAGTGTGCAGCTCCGGGCGCCGTGGCGTGTCGTGACTGTGGAGAAACTAACGCATGAACAGTTTAACAACACACTACCGTCGCTCGCAACTGATTGCGCTTCCTGTACCGGGTGGAAAAGCGAAGGTGGAGTATTGCTATGCAGTTAATGTACCTGGTGACAGGGAAATTGTAACCCACAGCTTTGCTGAGTGGGCTGTGGGTGATTTCAACCGGCAGAAGGAGACAGTCCTTTGCGACAAGTTAACCGCTGGTTCAAAGATCACTACGGAGTGCCCGTCAGAGTCATTCGTTGGGAGCCGGAAACACAACGGGTTATCTACCTCCGCGAAGGCTATGAGCATGAGTGCTTCAGCCCGCTCGAACAGTTTCGTCGTAAATTCAGGGAAATAGAGGTCGGTCATGAGCACTAAATTAACCGGCTATGTATGGGATGGTTGCGCTGCATCAGGCATGAAATTATCCAGCGTGGCAATTATGGCCCGCCTGGCTGATTTCAGTAATGACGAAGGTGTGTGCTGGCCATCAATTGAAACCATTGCCCGTCAGATTGGCGCGGGGATGAGTACCGTCAGAACGGCTATCGCACGGCTGGAAGCAGAAGGCTGGTTAACGCGTAAGGCGTGTCGCCAGGGTAACCGCAATGCGTCGAATGTTTATCAGCTTAACGTTGCGAAGCTTCAGGCAGCGGCATTTTCTCAACTGTCAGATTCTGACCCGTCAAAATCTGACGCATCAAAATCTGACCCGTCAAAATTTGATGCGTCGAAATCTGGCAAAAAAGCGGGTTTTCACCCGTCAGAATCTGGCGGGGATCCGTCAGTAAAATCAAAACATGATCCGTCAGATAAAAAAACTTCTCGTCCGGACGCTTCGCAACCGGACACGCAGACGGCTGAACAGGAGTTTTTAACTCGCCATCCTGATGCGGTTGTATTCAGCCCTAAAAAGCGCCAGTGGGGAACGCAGGATGATTTGACCTGCGCACAGTGGCTCTGGAAAAAAATCATCGCCCTGTACGAGCAGGCCGCCGAATGTGACGGCGAGGTGGTTCGTCCCAAAGAACCGAACTGGACAGCCTGGGCAAACGAAATTCGCCTGATGTGTGTGCAGGATGGTCGTACTCATAAACAAATCTGCGAGATGTACAGCCGCGTCAGTCGCGATCCGTTCTGGTGCCGTAACGTGCTCAGCCCGTCGAAGCTGCGGGAAAAATGGGATGAGCTTTCCCTGCGCTTATCGCCGTCCGTCAGCACGTACACCGAAAAACGCGAAGACCCGTACTTCAAAGCCAGTTACGACAACGTGGACTACAGCCAGATCCCGGCAGGATTCAGGGGGTGAGCATGAGTCTTTTGAATGACGTTCAGAAATTCATTGAAGCCCATCCGGGCTGTACTTCCGGAGATATTGCGGATGCTTTTGCCGGTTACTCACGGCAGCGCGTTCTGCAGTCAGCAAGCAAGTTACGTCAGAGTGGGCGTGTGGCTCACCGTTGTGAAGGGGATACACGCAGACATTTCCCGCGCCTGACTGAGAGAGCGCAGGAGGCGGAACCGCAACCAGTTCGTGAAACCAGACCTGTGCGCAATTTCTATGTCAGCACTAACGACCCGCGGGAGATTTTGTGCCTGACCCGCCAGGCTGAAGAACTGGAGTCCAGGGGCTTATACCGTCGTGCTGCAACGGTGTGGATGGCGGCATTCCGTGAAAGCCACTCCCAGCCAGAACGAAACAATTTTCTGGCGCGTCGTGAACAGTGTTTACGGAAAAGCAGCAAGCGCGCTGTATCGAGTGATGAGTGGTATCTGTCAGGGAATTACGTGGGGGCGTAATGACGACGTTAACTCAATGCCAGCAGCAGGTGCTGGATATGCTGATTTCTTACCAGAAAGAACGTGGCTTCCCGCCAACCAATCAGGAGGTGGCAACCATGCTGGGATATCGTTCGGTGAATGCAGCGGTGGAGCATCTTCGCGCACTGGAGAAAAAAGGCGTCATCACGATAAAGCGTGGCGTGGCCCGGGGGATAACGCTTCATACCGCGGTGAAGGACGACGACAGCGAGGCGGTCGGGATTATCCGCTCACTGCTTGCCGGTGAGGAAAACGCCAGGCTGCGTGCAGCCCACTGGTTACATGAGAGGGGCCTGAAAGTATGAAGTTGATCCTTCCTTTCCCGCCCAGCGTGAACACGTACTGGCGACACCCCAACAAAGGGGCATTTGCTGGTAAGAGCCTGATAAGCGCGGCGGGGCGAAAATTTCAGAGCGCGGCGTGTGCAGCAATAGTTGAGCAGTTACGTCGTCTGCCAAAACCAACGTCGGCACCTGCTTCAGTGGAGATCGTTTTGTTTCCTCCGGATAACCGGATCCGCGATCTGGACAACTATAACAAGGCACTGTTTGACGCCCTGACCCACGCGGGTGTGTGGGAAGACGACAGCCAGGTGAAAAGAATGCTGGTGGAGTGGGGACCGGTTATCCCGGAAGGGAAGGTCGAGATCACTATCAGTAAGTACGAGAAAACGGCGGGTGCAGCCGCCTGATCAAGAGGAGAAACGAAGTATGAATAATCTGATGGTTATTGATGGTATTGAAGTTCGTCGTGATGCTTATGGGCGTTACAGCCTGAACGATCTGCACAGGGCTGCTGGTTCTCTGGATAAGCATAAGCCTGCATTCTGGCTCCGCAATGAGCAAACTGAGCGTTTAATAAGCGAGTTGCAGATTTGCAACTCGGTTAATATAGAGCCAGTTAACGTTATTCGTGGCGGAAATAACCAGGGGACGTATGTCTGCAAAGAACTGGTGTATGCCTATGCAATGTGGATCAGCCCGTCATTCCATCTGAAGGTGATCCGTACTTTCGATATGGTAACCAGCGCACCGGAAAAATTATCCGGGCAGGCTGCTGACAAGATGCAGGCTGGTGTGATTCTGCTGGACTTTATGCGTCGGGAGTTAAACCTGTCTAACTCATCTGTGCTTGGTGCCTGTCAGAAACTCCAGGAGGCTGTTGGCTTACCGAATCTGGCACCGCGCTATGCCATTGATGCTCCTGCTGACGCGCCTGATGGCTCAAGCCGCCCGACGCTGTCGCTGAGTGCACTGCTGAAGCAGTATGGTATCCGCCTGACAGCTAATCAGGCATATCACCAGATGGTGAAACTGGGGATCGTCGAGCAGCGCGAACGATACAGCCGTACCGCGATTAACAACATCAAAAAATTCTGGTCGCTGACGGCGAAAGGCTGCATGTTCGGCAAGAACATCACCAGTCCTGCAAATCCGCGCGAGACGCAGCCGCACTTCTTCGAATCCCGATTCCCTGAGCTGTTAAAGCTGCTCGATACCGTTCATTGAGGTGACCGTGAGAGCACTACTGACCCCTGAAATTGCCCCGCGTATGGGGATCGTATTGTTCAGACCAGGTTCAGAGCTGATGCCCCTGTTTATGCAGGGGCGTGTCCTGCTGGAGCCTGAGCCGGAACGTTATTCATCTTTCGCCAGTGGTGCCGTTCCGGCGGCATCACAACCGCTGGCGGATGATCCTGCCGTTCGGGCCGTGTTCCGCAATGAGGCAGTGATCCGTCGTGCTGGTGGAGTGGAATGTCTTGAAAGCTGGTTACTTCGTGAAAAAGGCTGCCAGTGGCCTCATTCCGACTGGCACAGCGAGAACATGACCACAATGCGACACGCGCCGGGCGCAATCCGTCTGTGCTGGCACTGCGATAACCAGCTGCGCGATCAGTTCACGGAACGGCTGGAATCAATGGCAACGGATAACTGTGCCCGCTGGGTGTTATCTGTTGTGCGCCGTGATCTCGGTTTTGATGATAGTCACGTTGTGACAATGCCGGAACTGTGCTGGTGGCTGGTTCGTAATGACCTGGCTGATGCCTTACCGGAAAGTGCAGCCCGTAAGGCACTGAGATTACCGAAGCCTGTTGTGCCGTCTGTCACCCGGGAGAGTGACCTTGTTCCTTCGGTTCCTGCCACCAGCATTATCCAGGATAAAGCGAAAAAGGTGCTGGCGCTGAAAGTGGATCCAGAGTCGCCGGAGTCTTTTATGTTACGCCCAAAACGTCGCCGCTGGGTTAATGAAAAGTACACGCGCTGGGTTAAGACACAGCCGTGTGCATGTTGTGGAAAGCCTGCTGATGATCCCCATCACCTGATAGGCCACGGTCAGGGTGGAATGGGTACAAAAGCGCATGACCTCTTTGTGTTGCCTTTGTGCAGAAAGCATCACGACGAGCTGCATGCGGATACCGTGGCATTTGAAGAGATGTATGGCTCCCAGCTGGAGCTGATATTTCGTTTTATCGATCGTGCGCTGGCAACAGGCGTACTGGCGTAAGTGGAGAACTCTAAATGATTAATCCTTCTGAAATTGGCAAAACGGGTGAAATGGTTCGTCTTCGTACTCTGGAAAGTATCTGGGTTCAGGGTAAGCTCCGCATGTGGGGACGCTGGTCTTATATCGGCGGTGGTAGTGGTGGGAACATGTTTAACCAGCTACTGGCATCTGGAAAAATTACCAAAACGGCAATTAAAGAAGCGCTACGCCGGATGAAAAAAGCGGGTATCAGCAAACCAGAGCTGGAAGCGTTTTTCAAAGAGATTCAGGAAGGGCAGAATAAAAGCGGTCTGGCGTTCTGTACCGATGAGGAAGCGCTGACCATCAACGCTGTACTCAGCGATGTCCTTGTGCAGTCAGGACATAAGAATTTATACGCTCTTATTGAAGATCGTTATATCAAACGCCTTAGCAAAAAGGCAATGGCAAGAGACCTAAATAAAAAGCATCCTGAATGGTGTTTGCGAACCTGTGAAAGCCGGATTGATGTTTGGCTAAATGTAGCAGAATCGATGCTATACAAGCCAATGTGTGATGCATTTGGCACAAATGGCGACAGATTCCGCTTGAATAGTTGCGCGGAAAGTGCTTGAATTATGTTAAGCTCAGAGCGTTAAAGCGAACTGATGCAACAGAACAAATAAAAACCCGCCATTGTGCGGGTTTTTGCATATCTAGAGCAGACCTATAGCGCCACCGGCAATAGCAGTAAGTAAAGGATGTTCTGCTAACTTTCTTAGCAGCCCCTTTGCTTCTTCTTTCTGCTGTGGCGTACCCTGAGAGCTATTTATTAAGTTATTCAGCGTCTCGATGCTATTGGTAATCTCCTGACGGTTATGATCTCCAATCTGTACATTCCCTCCGTGAATGTTGATTTGCTGAGAAGAAATAGTTGGTTGTATCTTTTTGGGGCCAACCTTGAGTTGGAAGTGTGGGCCAAAACCGCCAATGCTAGTGTCGTAAAAATTAGCTTTATAAATTTCTTTATGTTCTTCCTTACCGTTTGGAAGGAGTCGAACAACAGTATCCCCGTCATCGATGTCGGCCATTTGGTCGTTTACGATAATTGTATCACCTGCAAACTTGGCCTTATACGGGCCGCATCTGCTGCCATCACGTTTTAAGATGTAGGCATCGTCTTTAGCTGTAAACATTTCTACTCCTGTGTAAAGTCATAGCCAGAAAACGCTGACGCTAAACATTTACCGTTAAATGTCAGGGAAGTATGAGATATAGGTCAAAAAAGACAATTTAATGAAACATAAGGCCTCGCAATTAAGCGGGGCTTTTTTCATTTCAGGCTCACGGGAATCATCCGCTACGTGCTTTGGTGATAAATACAGCCCGAGAAACCTGATACACCTTTCATCATTAAGCGCCATCCGAACTATCGGAGGTGAGAGACCATGAAAATGCATAACGATCCTCATTCCTGGCCTGACTTACTTGAATTGTTTCAGAGCTGGTGGCGTGGAGACACACCGCTGGGCGCAGTGATTATGTCGATTGTTATGGCTGGTTTACGTATTGCCTATTTTGGCGGTGGTGGTGGCTGGAAGCGAAAAACACTCGAAATTCTACTCTGTGGCGCTCTGACGCTGACTTTTGCATCCGCTCTTGAGTATGTCGGATGGCCTAAATCACTATCTGTTGCCATTGGTGGTGGAGTGGGGCTGATCGGTGTCGATGCTATTCGTGGGGCTGCAATGCGAGTAATCGGTAACAAATTTGGTGGCTCTAAGGAGTAATTTATGCAGGTACTAAATTCCCAGCGTAAAGCTTTCCTTGATATGGTGGCTTGGTCAGAAGGAACGGATAACGGGCGACAACCGACACGTAACCACGGTTATGATGTTATTGTTGGTGGCAAACTGTTCACTGATTACTCCGATCACCCTCGCAAACTTGTCACGCTAAACCCCAAACTCAAATCAACAGCCGCCGGACGTTACCAGCTTCTTTCACGCTGGTGGGATGCTTACCGTAAACAGCTTGGCCTGAAAGATTTTTCTCCAGAAAGCCAGGACGCTGTAGCTCTGCAGCAGATTAAAGAGCGTGGCGCTTTACCGATGATTGACCGCGGCAATATTCGTCAGGCAATCGACCGTTGCAGCAATATCTGGGCGTCGTTACCAGGTGCAGGTTACGGTCAGTATGAACATAAAATCGGCGACCTGATTGCCCGATTTAAAGAGGCTGGTGGGGTAGTAAATGAAGCTGAGATATAAGCTGGTTATTGTTGCCTTCTTTGTTACCGTCATTGGTTCCTTCATCTGGTCTGCCGGGCATTACTACAGCAAATATCAGCACGAAAAGGAGCGTGCTGATGAGGCTGTACGAAATGCTGAATCGGCAACTGCCATTACCAATAACGTCCTGCAATCAATACAAATCGTAAATACAGCACTGGAGGCTAGCCAGCATGCAAAACAACAAATCGCACTGGAGTCACAGAGAACCCAGGAAGATATCAAAGTGGCTGTTGCGAATGATGATTGCGCTTCACGTCCTGTGCCTGCTGCCGCTACTGACCGGTTGCGGAAGTACGCGGACAGTTTACGTGAGCACCCCAGTAGCACCACTGTCAACCACCCTAACTTCTGAAACACCGATTCCAATTATACCTAGTCCACTGACATATGGTGCTAGCCTAGACCTGAATGCAAGTTTGTTATCTGCATTAGGGCAGTGCAATAGAGATAAAAAGGCTATCCGCAGTATAAACAATGCTAGATGAAGATTTTAATTTAAATTGAAGATGCCTATTACTAGACATCTTTATAATTTATGCTCAAACCAAAGTGGATTTGTAATATTAAAGACTATTTAGGAGACTCTGAATAATAGGCCATAAAGTTAATGTGTTTGCACCAGCTGAGTAAAATCGCTCCATCAGTTGTAGAGGTGTTGATGACTGATTAAACTTGATATCATTTAAAATGTCGTATATTTCTTGTAGCTTCTCTGCACCCAGCTTATCGTTAATTTCACTTAAGTTATTTTGTATGGCGATTTCTGCTTCTTTTATAAGCCGAACTGTTTCTGCTGAGTAATGAATATTGTTGGAAAGAAAAGTATTAGCTGAATCAATAATTTCATAACCAACTTCAGCACCAAATGATTTGTTTCCAATCATTTTGATGTTTTCGCATCCCTTAATGCGATAAGCAACGGTTTTCTTTTCACTCATGTTATAACCTGTGTTTAGTTACTTTTATTAGAACCTTGTTATCAGATTTTTCTCATAAAGGAAAGAGTGAAAGAGAAAAATGAATCTCTTTTGTCAAATATGTCTATCAGATTAAAGAGAGTATTTTATGCCAGCACTGATACCTAGAGCCTGCCGTGTTCGCGGCTGCCACCATACCACGACTGACCCGTCAGGCTATTGCGAAAGCCACAAAAGCGAAGGCTGGAAGCAATACAAGCCAGGCCAGTCCCGTCATCAGCGCGGCTACGGTTCGAAGTGGGACAGTATCCGCGCGCGTGTCCTGAAGCGTGACAAAGGCCTGTGTCAGTTATGTCTGCGTGCTGGTGTGGTGCGTGAGGCGAAAACCGTTGACCATATCATCCCTAAAGCGCATGGTGGCACTGATGCCGACAGTAATCTGCAGAGCCTGTGCTGGCCGTGTCATAAGGCGAAGACGGCCCGTGAACGGTTAAAGTGATAATAATTCTCAACTGTCTGAGGGGAGGGGCGGGTCAAATCTCTGTGACCTGACGTCTTCCGGACTGCCCGCCCCATCGTTTTTTTATACCCGCGAAAAATGAAATTTAACCTGGAGTGCCGCATATGGCTGGAACGGCGGGGCGTTCCGGGCGTCGCCCCAAGCCAACGGCGCGCAAGGCGCTGGCCGGAAACCCCGGCAAGCGAGCCCTGAATAAAGATGAACCTGTTTTTACGCCCATCAAAGGTGTTGAGCCACCGGAGTGGTTCGCTGAAGAAGATCTCCCTCTCGCCACGATCATGTGGCAACTGACAACCAAAGAACTCTGCGGTCAGGGCCTGCTGTGCGTGACTGACCTGGCGGTACTTGAGCGGTGGTGTGTGGCCTATGAGTTCTGGCGACGTGCCGTGAAAAATATTGCCAGACAGGGTAACACCATCACCGGTGCAATGGGTGGCATGGTCAAAAATCCGGAGCTGACCGCCAAAAAAGAACAGGAGTCCGAGATGAGCAGCACGGGGGCAATGCTCGGACTCGACCCCAGCAGCCGCCAGCGTCTGATTGGCCTGGCGGGGAAGAAGAAAGCCACTAACCCGTTTCTGACAATCTGAAAATCATCGAATCATGAGCCGGAAATCTTACCCCAACGTAAATGCTGCCAATCAGTATGCCCGGGATGTCGTGCGCGGAAAGATTGTGGCCTGCCAGTTTGTGATTCAGGCCTGCCAGCGCCATCTTGATGACCTGATGGCGGAAAAAAGTAAGTCGTTTCGTTACCGCTTCGACAAGGATCTGGCTGAACGGGCCGCCAAATTTATTCAGCTGTTGCCGCACACCAAGGGTGAGTGGGCATTTAAACGGATGCCCATCACGCTGGAGCCGTGGCAGCTCTTTGTGATCTGCTGCGCGTTTGGCTGGGTCAATAAAGGCTCCCGGCTGCGCCGCTTCCGTGAGGTGTATACCGAAATCCCCCGTAAGAACGGCAAATCGGCAATCTCTGCCGGTGTCGCCCTGTATTGTTTTGCCTGTGATAACGAGTTTGGCGCGGAAGTGTATTCCGGTGCCACGACAGAGAAACAGGCGTGGGAAGTCTTTCGCCCGGCGCGACTGATGTGTAAACGCACACCCATGCTGACGGAAGCGTTCGGGATTGAGGTTAACGCCTCAAACATGAACCGTCCGGAGGATGGCGCGCGGTTTGAACCGCTGATCGGCAACCCCGGTGATGGCTCATCACCCCACTGTGCGGTGGTGGATGAATATCACGAGCATGCCACCGATGCGCTTTATACCACAATGCTTACCGGGATGGGGGCGCGACGTCAGCCACTGATGTGGGCCATCACCACCGCCGGGTACAACATTGAGGGGCCGTGCTACGACAAGCGGCGGGAAGTCATCGAGATGCTCAACGGCTCGGTGCCTAACGATGAACTGTTCGGGATCATCTATACCGTTGATGAAGGTGACGACTGGACCGACCCGCAGGTGCTGGAAAAAGCCAATCCAAATATTGGCGTGTCGGTTTATCGCGAATTTTTGTTAAGTCAGCAGCAGCGTGCGAAAAATAACGCCCGTCTGGCAAACGTCTTTAAAACAAAACACCTCAATATCTGGGTGTCGGCGCGTTCGGCGTATTTCAACCTGGTGAGCTGGCAGAGCTGCGAGGATAAATCACTGACCCTTGAGCAGTTCGAGGGGCAGCCGTGCATTCTGGCCTTTGACCTGGCGCGTAAGCTGGATATGAACAGCATGGCGCGACTTTATACCCGCGAGATTGACGGTAAAACGCATTACTACAGTGTGGCCCCGCGCTTCTGGGTACCGTATGACACGGTGTACAGCGTCGAGAAAAATGAAGATAGACGGACAGCCGAACGCTTTCAGAAATGGGTGGAAATGGGCGTCCTGACCGTTACCGATGGTGCAGAGGTGGATTATCGCTACATCCTCGAGGAGGCCAAAGCGGCGAACAAAATCAGCCCGGTCAGTGAGTCACCCATCGACCCCTTCGGGGCGACCGGGCTGTCACATGACCTTGCTGATGAAGATCTGAATCCCGTCACTATCGTCCAGAACTTCGCCAATATGTCCGATCCGATGAAAGAGCTGGAAGCAGCGATTGAATCGGGACGCTTTCATCATGACGGCAATCCCATCATGACCTGGTGTATCGGCAATGTGGTCGGCAAAAACATGCCAGGTAACGATGATGTGGTGAAGCCCGTCAAAGAGCAGGCGGAAAACAAAATCGATGGTGCAGTTGCGCTGATTATGGCGGTTGGCAGAGCCATGCTGTACGAGAAAGAAGACACGCTGTCTGACCACATTGAGTCCTATGGGATCCGCTCGCTTTAACTGAGGTAATTATGATCATGCTGATTCTCGCGCCTCTGGTGGGCGTGCTGGGTGCGCTTTTGCTGGCGTATGGTGCCTGGCTGATTTATCCCCCGGCGGGGTTTGTTGTTGCCGGGGCGCTGTGCCTGTTCTGGTCGTGGCTGGTGGCGCGATATCTCGACCGTACACAGCCGTCTGTCGGCGGAGGTAAATAGTGTTCTTTTCGGGATTATTTCAACGAAAAAGTGACGCACCGGTGACCACGCCAGCAGAGCTGGCGGATGCTATCGGGCTGTCATATGACACCTATACCGGAAAGCAGATCAGCAGCCAGCGGGCCATGCGACTGACGGCGGTTTTTTCCTGCGTCAGGGTGCTGGCGGAGTCGGTCGGGATGTTGCCCTGCAACCTGTATCACCTGAACGGCAGCCTGAAACAGAGAGCCACCGGCGAACGTCTGCATAAGCTGATCTCCACGCATCCCAATGGCTATATGACGCCGCAGGAGTTCTGGGAGCTGGTGGTCACCTGTCTGTGCCTGCGGGGAAACTTTTACGCCTACAAAGTGAAAGCATTTGGCGAAGTGGCTGAACTGCTGCCCGTCGACCCAGGTTGTGTGGTACCGAAGCTTAACAGTAGCTGGGAACCGGTTTACCAGGTCACATTCCCGGACGGCTCCACGGATGTACTGAGCCAGGAAGATATCTGGCATGTGCGCACGCTGACGCTGGACGGTCTGGTGGGACTGAATCCCATCGCCTATGCCCGCGAGGCAATATCGCTGGCAGCTGCGACCGAAGAGCACGGGGCCAGACTGTTCAGCAATGGTGCGGTGACGTCCGGTGTGTTGCGTACAGAGCAGACGCTGTCGGATCAGGCTTATGAGCGTCTGAAGAAAGATTTTGAGGAGCGTCACACCGGGCTTGGTAATGCTCACCGCCCGATGATCCTTGAGATGGGGCTGGACTGGAAGTCGATGGCGCTGAACGCCGAGGACAGCCAGTTCCTGGAAACCCGCAAGTTTCAGCTTGAAGAAATCTGTCGTCTGTTCCGTGTGCCATTGCACATGGTGCAGAACACCGATCGCGCCACTTTCAACAATATCGAAGAACTGGGGCTGGGATTTATCAACTATTCACTGGTGCCGTATCTGACCCGCATTGAGCAGCGGATCAACACCGGACTGGTACGAAAAAGTAAGCAGGGCGTTTATTACGCCAAATTTAACGCCGGGGCGTTACTGCGCGGGGATATGAAGTCCCGTTTTGAAGCCTACGCCACCGGGATTAACTGGGGAATTTACTCTCCCAATGACTGCCGCGACCTGGAAGATATGAATCCGCGTCCCGGTGGGGATGTCTATCTCACACCGATGAACATGACCACGAAACCCTCCGATGGCAGTAAAGCCGGTAAGCAGAAGGATAACGCCAATGCAGACGAAACAACGTCTTGATGTACCGCTGAGTCTGAAATCTGTCAGTGACTCCGGTGAGTTTGAAGGGTATGGCTCCGTCTTTGGTGTAAAGGACAGCCACGATGATGTGGTGATGTCCGGGGCATTTGCTGCTTCCCTGCGGGCGTGGAGTGACAGAAAAGCGTTACCTGCGCTGCTCTGGCAGCACCGCATGGATGAGCCCATCGGTGTTTACACCGAAATGAAGGAAGACGATGTCGGGCTTTACGTCAGGGGGCGATTGCTCATTGATGATGATCCCCTGGCAAAACGCGCACATGCACACATGAAGGCCGGTTCGTTAACCGGCCTTTCTATTGGGTACGTCCTGAAGGACTGGGAATACGACCGGACGAAAGAAGCCTTTCTGCTGAAAGAAATCGACCTCTGGGAAGTCAGTCTGGTGACGTTCCCGTCTAACGACGAGGCACGGATCAGCGACGTCAAGAACGCGCTGGCTCGCGGGGAAATCCCCGAACAGAAAAAAATCGAAAGAGTCCTGCGTGATGTCGGACTCTCCCGTACCCAGGCCAAAGCATTCATGGCCGGGGGCTATGGCGCACTGTCCCTGCGCGACGCTGAGGATGTGGGCTCTGCACTGAATGCACTGAAAAATCTGAACTTCTAATCAGGAGAAATACGATGGCGGTTGATATTAAAGATGTCGAACAGGTCGCGCAGGAGCTGCAGCAGAAGTTTGACGACTTCAAAGCAAAGAACGACAAGCGCGTGGATGCGATTGAGCAGGAAAAAGGCAAGCTTGCCGGGCAGGTGGAAACCCTGAACGGGAAACTCAGCGAGCTGGAAAATCTCAAAAGCGACCTTGAAAAAGAGCTGCTTGAGCTGAAACGTCCGGCAGGTGGAGCGCAAAATAAACTGGCCACCGAGCATAAAGAGGCGTTTGTGGGCTTTCTACGTAAAGGCCGTGAAGACGGTCTGCGCGATCTGGAGCGTAAGGCATTGCAGGTGGGTACCGATGAAGACGGTGGCTACGCCGTGCCGGAAGAACTGGATCGCAACATTCTTAACCTGCTGAAAGATGAAGTGGTGATGCGTCAGGAAGCCACGGTGATCACCGTTGGCGGTTCCGACTACAAAAAACTGGTGAATCTGGGCGGTACGGCTTCCGGATGGGTGGGGGAAACGGATACGCGATCCCAGACTGCCACCTCCAGACTGGAGCTGATTGAACCTCTCATGGGGGAAATCTACGGCAACCCGCAGGCTACCCAGAAAATGCTGGACGATGCCTTCTTCAACGTGGAGGCCTGGATCAACAGCGAGCTGGCGACCGAATTTGCCGAACAGGAAGAAATTGCCTTTACCACCGGCGATGGTACCAAGAAGCCAAAAGGGTTCCTGGCGTATGAATCTACTGATGAAACCGATAAGGTCCGGGCGTTCGGCAAACTTCAGCATATTGTATCCGGCGAAGCGACCGCGGTGACCGCAGACGCCATTATCAAACTGATTTACACGCTGCGTAAGGCACACCGCACTGGCGCGAAGTTCATGATGAACAACAACAGCCTGTTTGCCATCCGTCTGCTGAAAGACACCGAGGGTAACTATCTGTGGCGTCCGGGGCTGGAACTGGGGCAGCCGTCCTCTCTGGCGGGTTACGGTATCGCTGAAAACGAACAGATGCCGGATATCGCCGCTGATGCGAAAGCCATTGCATTTGGTAACTTCAAACGGGGTTACACCATCGTTGACCGTATCGGCACCCGCATTCTGCGTGACCCGTACACCAATAAACCGTTTGTCGGTTTTTATACCACCAAGCGCACCGGCGGGATGCTGGTCGATTCGCAGGCCATCAAACTGCTGAAGATTGCAGCGGCGTAATCACTCAGGGGCGCGGAACCGCGCCCCCTGTTCTGACGGGTGAAGAATCATGATCCTGAAACAAGATCTGAAATGGTCACCGGACGGTATGCGTGTTGAGGTCATTCGGGCCGGTGAGTATGACGACGGGGCGCTTCCTGCCCGGGTGCAGGAGATTGCACTTCAGGCCGGGTTAGCAGAGCGCGGAATCAGTGCAAAAAGCAGTAAAGCGGCAAAAGAGAAAAAAGCCACGACCAGTAAAGAGGGCTGAGTATGCTTCTGACAATGGAAGAGATTAAAGCCCAACTCCGGCTGGATGAGGATTTCGATGCTGATGACCGCCATCTGCAACTGCTGGCCTGTGCGGCACAAAAGCGGACGGAAACGTATCTGAACCGGAAGCTCTATGCACCGGATGAAACCATTCCGGACAGCGATCCGGACGGGCTGCACCTGCCGGATGATATTCGTCTGGGGATGCTGATGCTTATCAGCCATTTTTACGAAAACCGCTCGTCGGTTACGGAAGTGGAGAAACTCGACATGCCGCAGAGTTTTGGCTGGCTTGTCGGCCCGTACAGGTACTTTCCGCAATGAAAATTCGTCAGGCGCAGACCAGCGCAACCTACATTCTGCCGGACCCCGGTGAACTGAATAAACGCGTCCTGATCCGCCAGCGGGTGGATATGCCCGCGGATAACTTTGGCGTGGAGCCTCAATACCCGGTTACGTTCCGGACATGGGCGAAGGTTATCCAGACCAGTGCCACCACCTGGCAGGAAACCGCGCAGACCGGGGACGCCATCACCCATTACATCACCATTCGTTACCGCCGGGGGATCACCGCTGATTATGAGGTGGTCTGCGGTGACAGTGTGTACCGGGTGAAACGTCAGCGCGATCTGAACGGGGCGCGGCGCTTTCTGCTGCTGGAGTGTACGGAGCTGGGCGAATGTGGGCAGAGTCACGGAGGCAACAATGACGACTTCCTTTTTGCACGTTGATTTTCAGCAGCCCGCGGAGATGCGCTTTAACCGCGCCCGTGTCCGGCGGGCGTTTGTCACGATTGGTCAGCGTCATATGCGTGATGCCCGTCGGCTGGTGATGCGCCGTGCGCGGTCGGCACCGGGTGAAAACCCCGGTTATCAGACCGGACGCCTGGCTCGTTCGATTGGTTACATGGTACCCAGAGCCAGTAAACATCGCCCTGGTTTTATGGCACGTATAGCCCCTAACCAGCGTAATGGAGAGGGAAACCGCCGTATCACCGGTGATTTTTATCCGGCTTTTTTGTTCTATGGCGTGAGGCGAGGGGCAAAGCGTCGTCGCAGCCATCATCGTGGTGCATCCGGTGGCAGCGGCTGGCGACTGGCTCCACGTAATAACTTCATGGTGGAAACGCTTGAAAAGAACCGCAGCTGGACACGCTATTTTCTGGCGCGGGAATTGCGTAAATCACTGAAGCCGGAGCGACGACACAGATGAAACTGACGCCTGTTATTGCTGCACTGCGTGCCCGCTGTCCGTATTTTGAAAACCGGGTTGCAGGCGCGGCCCAGTTCAAAAATCTGCCGGAGGTCGGAAAGCTGAAACTCCCGGCGGCATATGTTGTACCGGGTGATGATTCTCCGGGAGAAAACAAAAGCCAGACCGACTACTGGCAGGAGCTGAAAGAGGGCTTCTCCGTGGTTGTCATACTGAGTAACGGGCGTGATGAGCGCGGTCAGTTTGCTTCGTATGATGTGGTGGACGATGTCCGGCAGATGCTCTTTAAGGCCCTGCTGGGCTGGAACCCGGAAGCGTGCGGTAACCCGATTACCTATGACGGCGGCACGCTGCTGGATCTGAATCGTCATGAGCTGATTTATCAGTTCGATTTTTCGGTCATCAGCGAGCTGACCGAAGACGATACCCGCCAGCAGGATGACCTGAACAGTCTGGATGAACTGCGAACGCTGGCGATTGATGTTGATTATCTCGATCCCGGTAACGGGCCTGACGGCGATATCGAACATCACACCGAAATAACCCTTCCTTCCTGAGAATCTTCATGTTTGTGAAACCTGTTAAAGGGCGGTCAGTGCCTGACCCTGCCCGCGGCGACCTTTTGCCCGCCGAGGGGCGAAATGTTGATGAGAACAACTACTGGCTGCGCCGTGAAGCAGCGGGTGATATCCGGCGCGTGAATGAAAAGGTGAATACCGATGACGATAAGCTTTAACACCATTCCGTCGAATACGCTGGTTCCGATTTTTTATGCGGAAATGGATAACTCGGCGGCGAATACTGCACAGGACAGCGGAGCATCGCTGCTGATTGGTCATGCCAATAACGGTGCAGAGATTGTTGCCAACAGTCTGGTGCTGATGCCGTCGGCAGACTATGCACGCCAGATTTGTGGTGCGGGAAGTCAGCTGGCGCGTATGGTCGAGGCTTATCGCCAGACCGACCCGTTTGGTGAACTGTATGTAATTGCCGTTCCTGAATCCACGGGCGCGGCGGCAACGGTTACGCTGACGGTGACCGGGGCGGCAACCGAAACCGGCACGGTGAATGTTTATGTGGGACGTACCCGCGTGCAGGCACCGGTGACCAACGGCGATAACGTCACGACGATTGCCAGCAGTATCAAAGATGCCATCAATGCCGTTCCGGCCCTGCCGTTTACGGCCTCATCTTCGGCAGGCGTGGTCACGCTGACCGCGCGTCATAAGGGGCTTTGCGGGAATGAAATTCCTGTCAGCCTCAATTACTACGGCTTTGGTGGGGGCGAAGTGCTGCCAGCGGGCGTACAGATTGCTGTGGCGACGGGGAGCGCCGGAACGGGCGCTCCGGTTCTCACCGGCGCGGTGGCTGCAATGGCGGATGAGCCGTTTGATTATATTGGCCTGCCGTTCAACGACACGGCCTCCGTTAACACGCTGGTGACAGAGATGAACGATACCAGCGGTCGCTGGAGCTATGCGCGTCAGCTGTATGGTCATGTGTATACGGCAAAGATCGGTACGCTGTCAGAACTGGTGAACGCAGGTGACCAGTTTAACCAGCAGCACATTACCCTGGCGGGATACGAAAAAGAGACCCAGACGCCTGCCGACGAGCTGGCGGCAAGCCGTACCGCCCGCGCAGCGGTGTTTATTCGCAACGATCCGGCACGTCCCACGCAGACCGGTGAGCTGGTGGGTATGCTGCCTGCGCCGAAGGGGAAACGGTTCACGATGACCGAACAACAGACCCTGCTGTCTCATGGCGTGGCAACGGCGTATGTCGAAAGCGGGGTGCTGCGCATTCAGCGTGATGTCACCACGTACAGGAAAAACGCTTACGGTGTTGCGGATAACAGCTACCTCGACAGCGAGACGCTGCATACCAGCGCGTATGTGCTGCGCAAACTGAAATCCGTCATTACCAGTAAGTACGGGCGTCACAAGCTTGCCAGCGACGGTACCCGCTTTGGTCCCGGTCAGGCGATTGTCACACCGGCGGTGATCAAAGGGGAACTGCTGGCAACCTACCGTCAGCTTGAGCGTGCGGGGATCGTGGAAAACTACGAACTGTTTAAGCAGTACCTGGTTGTGGAGCGTGATGCCAGCGATCCGAACCGCCTGAACACGCTGTTCCCGCCTGACTATGTTAACCAGTTGCGTGTCTTTGCCGTGGTTAACCAGTTCCGTCTTCAGTATTCAGAGGAGTCTGCATAATGGCCCGTATCGGGGGAACCTGTTATTTCAAAATTGACGGTCAACAGCTATCGCTGACCGGCGGCATTGAGGTGCCCATGAACAGGACGGTCAATGATGACATCATCGGCCTGGACGGTTCAGTGGACCGCAAGGAAACTCACCGTGCGCCTTATGTCAAAGGGACTTTCAAGGTGCCGAAGAATTTTCCGGTGAACAAAATCACCTCGTCTGATGAGATGACTATCACTGCCGAGCTGGCGAACGGTCAGGTCTATGTATTGTCGTCCGCCTGGCTGCACGGAGAAGCGAACCATAATGCCGAAGAAGGCACGGTTGATCTTGAGTTCCACGGTGAAGAAGGGGATTACCAGTAATGAAAGAGCTTGAGTTAAAGAAACCGATTATCGCTCATGGTGAGACACTCTCCGTACTGGAGTTTGATGAGCCCACCGGGAAGGATGTCCGCGAGCTGGGGTATCCCTACCAGATGAATCAGGATGAGTCCGTCAGACTTCTGGCGCATGTGGTGTCGAAATACATTGTGCGGCTGGCGAAAGTGCCGCAAAGCTCTGTCGACCAGATGTCTCCGGCAGACCTGAATGCAGCGGCGTGGCTTGTGGCTGGTTTTTTCCTCCAGGCCTGACGGCTGAATACCTCACTGATCGCTTCTTTGACTGCGCCAGCTACTGGCGCATTAATCCCTTCGAATTGCTGAATATGCCGATCAGTGAAATTCCCTTGCTGGTCAGTCAGGCAAACAGGATAGAGCAGGAGAAACGCACACATGGCTGAATTTGAGCTTAAGGCGTTGATCACCGGTGTCGACAGGCTTTCTCCCGCGCTGTCGAAAATGCAAAAGAAAATCCGGGGATTTAAACGCCAGGCGGAAGAAGCGTCACAGGGTGGGCTGGCGCTTGGTGGCGGACTGGCAGCGGGTCTGACGCTTTCCCTGAAATCTTATGCTGATCAGGAAAACGCCGCCACCGGGCTGAAAGTCGCCATGATGGATGCGAACGGCGAGGTCGGAAAGAGCTTTCAGGACATCAATAAACTGGCTATTGGCCTGGGTAACCAGCTACCCGGTACAACGGCTGATTTCCAGAACATGATGCAGATGCTGGTGCGTCAGGGGATCCCGGCAGAAAATATTCTTGGCGGTGTGGGTAAAGCGACAGCTTATCTTGCGGTACAACTGAAAAAAACACCGGAAGCGGCTGCTGAGTTTGCTGCAAAGATGCAGGATGCTACCGGAACGGCGTCAGAAGACATGATGGGGCTGTTCGACACTATCCAGAAGGCGTTTTATCTGGGTGTTGACGATACCAACATGTTGTCCTTCTTCACTAAAACCAGCTCTGTTCTGAAGATGGTGAACAAGGACGGTCTTCAGGCTGCACAGAGCCTTGCCCCCATCAGCGTCATGATGGATCAGATGGGGATGAACGGGGAGTCGGCAGGTAACGCCCTGCGAAAAGTTATCCAGTCCGGATTAAGCGTTAAGAAAATCAGGGACGTCAATAAAATCATGGCCCGCCAGAAACTCGGGGTACAGCTCGATTTTACTGACGGCAAAGGAAGTTTTGGCGGTCTTGATAACATGTTCAGGCAACTGGCAAAGCTGCGAAAACTGACCGACGTTAAGCGAACAGGTGTACTTAAGGCAATATTTGGTGATGATGCCGAAACTCTTCAGGTGGTCAATGCACTAATCGATAAAGGAAAGGATGGCTACGATCAGATCCAGCAGAAGATGAATAAACAGGCCAGCCTGAATAAACGTGTTCAGGCACAGCTTGGTACGCTGTCCAACCTGTGGGAGGCAATGACAGGGACCGCAACTAACGGCCTTGCGGCTATTGGCGGCGCATTTTCTGGTGACGCTAAAAATATCACACAATGGCTGGGGGAGTTGGGGGAGAAATTCACGAAGTTTGCGGATGAAAATCCCCGGGTTATTCGCGGCGTCGTCGGGCTTGCTGCCGGTCTTGCGATTCTGAAACTGGGATTGATGGGCGTTGGCGGTGCCATCAGTATTGTCAGCAGGATTATGTCGATGACGCCGATTGGCATGATTGCGACGGCGATTGCTCTGGCTGCGGGATTAATTATCACTAACTGGGATGTTGTCGGACCTTATTTCAAGAAGCTCTGGGAAACCATTGGTCCTTATTTTGAGGCAGGTTGGGAACTTCTGAAGAAGGTTTTTGCCTGGTCGCCGCTGGGGATGGTGATCAATAACTGGGGACCGGTTGTTAAGTGGTTTCAGGATATGTGGGACAAGCTGAAGCCAATTATTGAGTGGTTTACCGACAGTTCCGGTGACACGGTCGATGCCATTAACTCTGCGCAGTGGGGCGCGGGTGCTTATGATGCTTATGGGACGGGAATACCGGCGCGGGGATACACACCTTATCCGGCGGTGGATCCGGCTCAGTCAAACAACGCCTCCGATGCCACAGGCTCGAATCCCTTCATGATTAACAAAGCTTCTGTGCCAAAAGTTGATGGTGAGATCAAGGTCTCTTTTGTGAATTCGCCTCCGGGTATGCGGGTTATGGAAACGCGATCCAGCGGTTTTGATGTCAGCCATGATGTTGGCTATACGCGGTTCAGGTAGTGTACAAAATGATTAATGTGTTTTTGTCTGGCATAATTTGGGTTTTCAGCTTTAAGTAGTTAATATAATCATTCCTTACAAATGATTGAAGGGATGATTATGCGTATCTTTGTTTTTTTTATATCTGCACTTTTATCTTTTAACTTGGCTGCGGAAGAGTGTAAGTTCAGCTTTAATGAGTCAGAATTAATCTCTTCTATAGGTATTGCACCAGTTAAGCAAGAGATAATAAAGGATGAAGGAATAACTAAGCGGCAATATGAATTCAGAAGAGAATTATCTTCTGAAGAAATGCTTAGTGATGACGCTGATGAAAAATATGAGCCGCAGTTTTATATATCTGTTTATAATCCATCATGCCCACAAAAGGTTATTGTTTGGTTTTTCAAAGACAATAAAAACACAATGGATTTAAGTAATGAGGTCCTTGCTGGTAGAGCGTTCAAGTATTTAACTGGTGTTAATGAAAGTATTTTTGAAAATAAAATGAAAAAGTTTTTAAAGGTACAGTCATTTGAATCTTTTGATGAAAGGACAGATTCTAAATTTATAAAGAGTGGTAATATTTATTCCATTGATGTTCAACTCAGATAGTAATTAAAAATATTAGGTTCCCGCCACATCTTCTGCGATGTAAATAACTGACAAAGCAGATTTGGCGGGTTTTTTGTATCCGGAGTTTATATGACGTGGAAAGACAGGCTTCAGGATGCGTCATTTCGCGGCGTACCGTTTAAGGTTGAAGAAGAAAGTGCGGGAACCGGTCGCCGTGTGGAAACACACGAATATCCGAACCGCGACAAGCCCTATACCGAAGATCTGGGAAAAGTCACTTTCCGCCCGTCCATCACAGCTTATGTGGTGGGAGATGACTGCTTTGACCAGCGCGATCGCCTGATTGAAGCGCTGAATAAACCCGGTCCCGGCACGCTTGTCCACCCGACATATGGTGAGCTGAAAGTCTGTGTTGACGGGGAAGTTCGGGTCAGCACATCGAAAAGTGAAGGGCGTATTGTCCGCTTTGACCTGAAGTTTGTCGAAGCAGGAGAACTCTCTTACCCCACATCAGGTGCGGCGACGGCGCAGACGCTGATGTCATCCTGTTCTGCACTGGATGACTGCATCAGTGACAGCTTCAGCGGTTTCAGTATCGATGGTGTGGCGGATTTTGTGCAGAACGACGTTATCGGTAATGCCAGCATAATGCTGGGGTATGTTTCTGATGCGATGAAAGTGGTGGATTCTGCCGTATCGGATGCCGCCAGGCTGTTGCAGGGGGATATCTCGGTACTTCTGCCGCCGCCATCGTCAGGCAAAAATTTCGTTGAGCAGGTGCAGAAAATGTGGCGTACCGGGAAACGCCTTTATGGTAACGCCAGCGACCTGGTCACCATGATCAAAACGCTTTCCGGTGTCAGCCTCGGCAGCGATCTGCAACCGCGCGGCGTCTGGAAAACGGACAGTAAAACCACCGCCACGGCGACGCAGCAGCGTAACGTGGTTGCCAGCACCCTTCGTACGACCGCAATCAGCGAAGCGGCGTATGCCGTCACCCGATTGCCTGCGCCAACAACTTCCGCGGTGATGCAGAATTCCGCAGTGGGGCAGGCAACAACACCTGCGCAGAGCACTGGCTGGCCTTCCGTCACGCATCCGGCACTGAACAATGCACCGGCGGTGAAAAACACAGTTGACCTGCCGACGTGGGAAGAACTGACTGACATTCGCGACACACTGAATACGGCAATTGATAAGGAGTTGTCCCGTACAACCAGTGATGCGCTGTTTCTGGCGCTGCGCCGGGTGAAAGCAGATCTGAATGCGGATATCAACACGCGCCTTGAACAGTCTGCACGGATCATTCAGCGCACACCGGATGAGGTTTTACCCGCGCTGGTGCTGGCGGCGACCTGGTTTGATAACGCGGCGCGTGACGCGGACATTATCCGGCGTAATGCCATTACGCATCCCGGCTTTGTGCCGGTGATCCCTCTGAAGGTGCCAGTGCAATGAACGATAACGTCACGCTACGGGTAAATGGCCGGGAGTGGAATGGCTGGACATCGGTGCGCATCGGTGCCGGTGTTGAACGACTGGCGCGGGATTTCAGTGTGGAGATCACCCGCCAGTGGCCGGGAGATGAGGGTATCACCACGCTTCAGCCGCGCATTAAAAACGGTTCAAAAGTGGAAGTGCTGATTGGTGATGAGCTGGTGATCACCGGCTGGGTGGAGGCGACGCCCGTTCGTTACGATGCCCGTTCGGTCAGCACCGGTATTGCCGGACGCAGTCTAACCGCTGATCTGATTGACTGTGCAGCCGAACCGACACAGTTTAACGGACGATCGCTGGTACAGATTGCGCAGGCGCTTGCTGCGCCCTTCGGCATTGAGGTGGTGAACAACGGTGCGCCGTCGGGTGTTATTCCTGACGTCCAGCCTGATCACGGTGAAACGGTGATTGAGGTAATCAACAAAATACTCGGTCAGCAGCAGGCACTGGCTTACGACGACCCGCACGGCAGGCTGGTGATTGGCGGTATTGGCTCAACGCGGGCACATACCGCGCTGGTACTTGGGGAAAACATCCTTTCCTGTGATACGGAGAAGAGTATCCGGGAGCGGTTTTCAGTTTACCAGGTGGCGGGGCAGCGTGCCGGAAACGACGATGATTTCGGTGAGGCCACCACCACCGCGCTGCGGGCCCGCACAGAGGACGCATTTATTGCCCGTTACCGTCCGATGTATATCAGGCAGACAGGGCAGGCCACGGGGGCAGGCTGTATTGCGCGTGCTGACTTTGAAGCCCGACAACGGGCGGCGCGGACGGATGAAACCACCTATGTGGTGCAGGGCTGGCGACAGGGTAACGGTACGCTGTGGCAGCCCAACCAGCGGGTGATTGTCTTTGATCCGGTCTGTGGTTTCGACAATACCGAACTGCTTGTTTCGGAAGTCACGTTTACTCAGGACCAGAACGGCACCCTGACGGAAATCCGTGTCGGCCCGCCTGATGCTTATCTGCCTGAACCCGAAGCCCCCGGCGCGCGAAAAAAGAAAAAAGCCAGAGTACAGGAGGACCCGTTCTGATGAGGGCGATTGAAACCATACAGCGACAACTCCTCGGGCTGATTGGGCGGGCCGTGGTGAAAAGCATCAGTGCCGCAACGAAATGTCAGACCGTGGATGTGTCCCTGATTGCCGGTGAACCCAAAGCCGGGGTTGAACATCTTGAACCTTACGGTTTTACCGCAAGGGCAAACAGCGGTGCGGAAGCGGTGGTGTTGTTTCCGGATGGCGACCGTTCTCATGCGGTGGTTGTTACGGTGTCGGATCGGCGTTACCGCCTGAAAGGGCTGCAGACGGGTGAGGTGGCTGTCTATGACGATCAGGGGCAGTCCGTGACGCTGACCCGGGAGGGGATCGTGGTGGACGGTGCAGGTAAAACGATCACGTTTCGCAATTCACCTAAAGCACGTTTTGAAATGGACCTGGAAGTGACAGGACAGGTGAAAGACCTGTGCGACTCCAGCGGCACCACCATGTCAGCGATGCGGCTTGCCTATAACGGGCATCGTCACAGAGAGAACGGTCAGGGCAGTAACACCGACAAACCTGATAAAGCGATGGAGGCATGATGGAACTGTGGCTGACGGTGAACGGTAAACGCACCTGCGCCAGCGCACCGCTGGATCCGCTGACCCGCGCCGTGGTGATTTCCCTGTTTACCTGGCGGCGGGCGGAGCCTGATGACAACGCCGACGTCCCGATGGGATGGTGGGGGGATACCTGGCCTGCGGTACAGAATGACCGTTACGGCTCCCGACTGTGGCTGCTTCAGCGCAGCAAACTGACCAATCAGCTGGTGCAGACGGTAAGGGGGTATATCCGCGAATGCCTGCAATGGATGATTGATGATGGCGTGGTGTCCCGTATTGATCTGGATATCCGCCGCACCGGGATTAATGAACTGGGTAACAGTATCACTCTCTGGCGTCGTGACGGACCGGTAATGATTTCTTTTGATGATCTGTGGAGTGCGATAACGCATGGCGGACAGTGAATTTCAGCGCCCGACGCTGGCAGAAAATATCAGTATGCTCCGTAACGATTTATTCGCCAGGCTGGACGTCAGCGACACGCTCCGGCGCATGGATGAAGACGTGCGGGCAAAGGTGTATGCGGCGGCGCTGCATACGGTTTACGGTTACATCGATTATCTGGCAATGAACATGCTGCCTGATCTGTGCGATGAGTCCTGGCTGGCGCGACATGCTGCGATGAAACGGTGTCCGCGCAAGGGGGCCACGGCTGCCAGCGGGTATATGCGCTGGGAAGGTGTCAGCGATGGCCTGAAGGTGACCGCCGGGAGTGTTATTCAGCGCGATGACCTGGTTCAGTACACGGCAACTGCCGATGCAATCAGCACTGGTGGTGTCCTGCGTGTGCCGATCACTTGCTCAACTACAGGCGCGGTCGGTAACGCTGACGACGGTACGGCATTAATCCTGGTCACGCCGGTGAATGGTCTGCCGTCTTCCGGTGTGGCTGACACCCTGACAGGCGGATTTGATACTGAAGAGCTGGAAACGTGGCGCGCCCGCGTCATTGAGCGGTATTACTGGACGCCTCAGGGCGGGGCTGACGGGGACTATGTCGTCTGGGCTAAAGAAGTGCCCGGCATTACCCGCGCATGGACATACCGACACTGGATGGGAACGGGGACTGTCGGTGTGATGATTGCCAGCAGTGACCTGATTAATCCCATTCCGGAAGAGTCAACGGAAACGGCGGCAAGACAACATATCGAGCCACTGGCCCCAGTGGCAGGCTCTGATTTGTATGTATTCAGGCCGGTGGCGCATAAAGTGGATTTTCATATCCGCGTGACGCCGGACACACCGGAAATACGGGCTGCCATCACCGCCGAGTTGCGTTCGTTCCTGCTGCGTGATGGTTATCCGCAGGGAGAACTGAAGGTGTCACGTATCAGTGAAGCGATTTCCGGTGCGAACGGGGAATACAGCCATCAGTTGCTTGCCCCGGCGGACAATATCTCCATTGCAAAAAATGAGCTGGCGGTTCTGGGGACGATTTCATGGACGTGACAAACGATGATTATATCCGTCTGTTGTCGGCACTGTTGCCGCCCGGTCCGGCGTGGTCAGTCAGCGATCCGGCGATTGCCGGTGCGGCACCGTCATTAACCCGCGTTCATCAGCGTGCGGATGCCCTGATGCGGGAGCTGGATCCGCGCACCACCACTGAACTGATAAACCGCTGGGAGCGTCTGTGCGGTCTGCCGGATGAATGTATTCCCGCAGGGACACAGACCCTTCGCCAGCGTCAGCAACGGCTGGATGCGAAGGTTAATCTGGCGGGCGGCATCAATGAGGATTTTTATCTTGCACAGCTTGCTGCCCTGGGCAGACCAGACGCCACTATCACGCGATACGATAAAAGCACGTTCACCTGCTCATCGGCCTGTACTGACGCAGTGAATGCGCCGGAATGGCGGTATTACTGGCAGGTCAACATGCCAGCCGCCACCAACACCACCTGGATGACATGTGGCGCTCCCTGTGATTCCGCACTGCGTATCTGGGGCGACACCGTTGTCGAGTGCGTGCTTAACAAACTCTGCCCTTCGCATACCTACGTAATTTTTAAATATCCGGAGTAATCCATGCATCGTATAGACACGAAAACCGCGCAGAAGGATAAGTTCGGCGCGGGTAAGAACGGTTTTACCCGTGGTAACCCCCAGACCGGCACACCTGCCACCGATCTGGATGATGACTACTTTGACATGTTGCAGGAGGAGCTTTGCAGCGTTGTGGAGGCATCCGGTGCCAGCCTGGAGAAGGGGCGGCACGACCAGCTGCTTACCGCGCTTCGTGCGCTGCTGTTAAGCCGCAAGAATCCGTTTGGTGATATCAAATCGGATGGCACGGTGAAAACGGCTCTCGAAAACCTTGGTTTACCGGAATTACTGAACCTGAAGAGAGATAAGACAGATAACAGATTCTCGACTTTCGTGTTTGAGTCTGGCAGGCCAGAGGATAGTCTTTGGCTGGCATATGATGAACAGAAGAAACAATTTGCTATCGCTTTTAAAGTCGACGGTGCCGCAAAATACGTATATCTGCAAAACAAAGGAGGAAGTCTTGCTCTTGAAGAACAGGTAACGGCGCAGGCAATACTGACAAAACTGCTTCAGGTTGATGGTTCCGGGTCAGGGCTTGATGCCGATTTGGTGCGCGGGCTACCTGCTGATTTTGGTAGTTCACCGTCAACTAATGGATATCAGAAGTTACCGTCCGGCATGATTATACAGTGGGGGATGTCAGAGGTTACATCAACGGATATCTACGTAAAATTCCCGGTGGCTTTCACAAGACCACCACTGTTTGTCGGCGAGTCTTCGCCGGGCGGCGGACAAACGACATCAGTGTGGACAGCTAATGCTATAACGAATGTCGGATTTAATGCCACACAGATTTGCGTGTTAAGCAACACATCAGACAGAGTGCTCCTTCCCGATAATAACGCCACCACCTGGCTAGCGATAGGATTTTAATTATGGATATGTGCTTCTCAGCCACAACGTTGGCGTTTTATCCTCTGGATATGAAAGACGGCTATATCGCCGCCGGAACATGGCCGGACGATATCGTTAAACTGACGGATTCAGAGCGTGATAAATACTGGATGAAACCGGCTCCGGAAGGAAAAGAACTCGGTAGTGTCAAAGGTCGACCTGCCTGGGTGAATGTCACTCTGCCTACCCATGAGGAATTGGTGCATCAGGCGGAAGTCAAAAAAGTATTTCTGATATCAGAAGTGAAATCGGAAACAGAGATGCTACGGACAAGACTGGCGCTCAAACGCATCAAGCCAGATGAAGAAGCACTTTTGAACGCCTGGTTTGATTATCTGGACGCACTGGAAATGGTTGATATTTCCAGTGCTCCAGATATTGAATGGCCTACGCCTCCGGCTGTTCAGGCCAGATGATATCCGGCTCGGTGCTGGTATCTGTTGCCGTCACCGCGTCAATGTAATCCAGCACGGCGTTAAGTCGGGTTGTTTCTGCCTGCGTCAGCTTCCGCCCGGCCTGCAATTTCAGTTGAATCAGACTGATGGAAGCCATTGCAGCATCAATCAGCGACTGGCGCTGTGCTTCTGCCGCGTCTACTGCGGCACTATGCTGTGCCTCAGTATCTGTCACCCATTTCTCACCATCCCATTTATTGTATGGCGTTAACGGTGAAAGCGTGACATAACCGTCTTTGAT